TGTGGCTTCAAGAATTTTGACACATAAAATGTATATAAATTTTGATAGAGTATTGATTCTGAAATATAAAAAACGCAAAACTGCTTTTTCTTGGGAAGTTAAATTAATAAAATATTTTCAACCCAAATTAAATGTAAGATCAAAATGAAAAAAATCATAATCATAACGATTTGCTTTGCATTGCTTACGCAGATCACGCACGCATCTGATGTTTTCTTTAATATTTCTCGGCAGACAACACTCGACTATTTTATAAGTTGGGTGTTTGCCTTTTCTTTGGAATCATCCATCTTGATTTTTACCTTGCTTGGAAAGCGAAATACTGCTATCTTTTTTGGGCTTATTTCGTGGCTAATAAATATTCTTTATTACTGGGTAGAAATCGGAATGACTCAGAAGTTTGTTGCGATGAATATAATTTCATTAATCATACCGGTTACCATCTTTTTTTATTCGGAACTAATTAAAACGGATAAACGTAAAAACTTATTAAAATAATGGAAAAAATTAAAATAGGTAATTACTGGATTCTAGGAAAAGAAACAAACGGAATTACTTTGTTTCCTTTTATTTTCTTACGAAAATCGTATGTCGATACTTTGGCTGATTGGAATCGTAAAAGTTTAATAAACCACGAATCAATCCATCTAAAGCAACAAGCGGAAATGGGTGTGGTATTCTTTTATGTTTGGTATTTTTTAGAGTTCTGCATTAGAACTTTATTGATTGGAAATACCGATGCAGCTTATCGAAAGATTTGTTTTGAGAGGGAAGCATACGAGAATGAAGGCAATATGGAATATATATGGACAAGAAAATTTTGGGCATTTTTAAAATATTTATGATACAAGATGAACATCTTCTCCAGGTGGCAATTTGTAAATGGTTAGATCTAACCCAAGACTTTCCATATTTTGCCATTCCGAACGGCGGACTAAGACATAAATTAGTTGCTATCAAATTAAAAAGGGAAGGAGCAAAGTCTGGAGTTGCAGATATGTTTTGGATGATCTCGAATGAAAATTGGAAAGGTTTGTTTGTAGAGGTTAAAATAGAGAAGGGTAAGCAATCGCCAAGCCAAAAGGATTTTGAAGCCGTAGCGATAAAATACGGGTACTATTACGCAGTTGTGAGAAGTATTGATGATTGTATTAATTTAATTAAGCGGTTCCAAAAAAATGAGATCTAATTACCTTGATGCCATCGCCTGGATAGATCAGCAATTGACTAAGCCGACAAGACAAATGAAAGTTGGATGCGAAACTATTCTTGATCTGAATTATTCTTTAGCCTTAAATCGAAAACACATATTAGAAAATTCGGGGCAGTTGTCTTATTCAGCATTTGGGCGAACTAAAAAAATAAAGGATTTTTTGGAAATGTTAAAATAAAAATGTAAACTTTGTTAATATGTTAAAAGAAGAATTAATTGATTTTGTTAATCAGCCTCCGCACTATAAAAGCAAAGGCGGTATTGAATCTATTGAGGTTATTGAATCCTTTGAATTGAATTTTAATTTAGGGAACGTAATTAAGTATATTTTGAGATCCGACAAAAAGGGTAACAAGAAACAAGATTTGGAGAAGGCCCAATGGTATTTAAAAAGGGAAATTGATAAGTTTAAAGGTTGATGTCAAGGAATGAAATCATTTCAACGCTATACGAATCAAAGGAGATCGCCCAGGCACTCCGAAAGATGCAACCAGCTTCACTCCGAGAAGAATTAAAACAAGAAATGTTTATGGCCCTATGTAATATTTCAGATGAGAAATTTTGGGGCATTTATAATAACAATGGCATTCCAGGTTTAAAGTTTTGGTTGGTTCGTACGATGCTTAATATGATTTATTCAACCGGCCTTAATACTCCATTCTTTCGCCATTTCAGACAAAAAAATGAGGAGTTTAATGTAAATCACGAAGTAGTAAATTTCGATTCTTTAAACGAAGAAATCCAAGAAAGGAAGGAAATGCTATTTTCTAAAATAGAGGAAGGCAGAAAGCAGTTGAGTTGGTACGAAAATACATTGCTTGAAACTTATATGGATTTAGGATTTAATCAAAAGGAATTAAGTCGTAAAACTAAAATCCCTTATCAATCGGTTATTAAAACCATTATGATAATCAAAAAGAAACTTCGAGAGGAATGATTAGCACATTAATTGCATCCGTATTTTTTTCAGTCTATTTCAATATGACTAATTTACACCAGTCATTCAAATTAGATTTTAAACCGTTTAATTGCACACCTTGTTTATCCGTTTGGTCTGCGGTTGTATTTTATTTATTACCAATTCAGATCACAGAACTTATTGCCTTATTTTTTACTGCTGGAGTAATTGGGCCTTACATTTATAGAACTATTCACAAATGACACCAAGGGAACTAAATTTCTTAAAAGAACACGAGGCTAATTTTGTGGCCGTAGAATTAGGGTACACACGAAATATAGACTTTCACGTTATAGATCAATACGTTTTAATTTACCGAAATTACATTGATCAAAATTTTATTCTTAATGCCTGGTGCAAGCATTGTGTCTTTGATATGCTAAAAAGGATTAAGAACTATTACGACAATAATCAACCAATCGAAATCAATGTCAAAACTAAGAATAATAGGAGTAGGGAATAGCACTTCCGGTGTGACCTATCATCGTATCGCATTACCATTGTCCACGATGAAGAAGGATTATTGTCTATTGACCGATGCACTTTCGGAGGAGATGATTATTGAAAAGGAAATTAATATCTTAGTTTTAAATCGATTCTTAGAGGAGATACCATTTTCGGTTTTGATTGATTGGAAAAGAAAGCACGGTTTTAAAATTATTGTTGACATTGATGACTATTGGGAGTTATTTAGCAGTCATTTATCAAACAAAACTTATCAGTTACTTAATATTCCAACGATCATTCAGAATTATATTCGGATGGCTGATTTAGTGACTTGCACGAATGATAGACTATATTCTAAAATCATTCAGCATAATAAGAAATGCGAAATTATTCCAAACGCATTACCTTTTGACAAGGATCAGTTCACGGCATTCAAGACTGAACACGATAAAGTAAATATTGCACATACCGGATCCATCACTCATTTTCCGGATATTAAACAATTAAAGAACCCATTGTTAAACTTATCAAAGTCAAAATCATTTGTCGATGCTACCAGGATGCTTCTTTGTGGATGGAATGATTATAATAAATGGCATTGGACACAAATTGGTAATATTTATACGGCCAATGAAAAGCTAAATTACAAAATCATTGAGTCGGCACATTTTTCGTTCTATATGAATTTTTACAACGAGGCTGATATGTTGTTGGTGCCATTGCTTGATAATAAATTTAATCGGATGAAATCAAACCTTAAGGCCTTGGAAGCAGGTGCCAAGAGGATTCCAATATTGACTTTTGATCGTGATCCGTATGCAGATATTCCGACAATCTTTAAGGTCGATAATTGGGAACAAGATATTAAAAGAATGGTGTTTAGTAAGCAAATGCGAGAAGATTATGGGGAAGCCAATGCGGAGTATGTTCGTGAGCATTATGACCTATTTAAAATAAATGAGAAGCGTTTTGATATTTATACTAAACTGATCGATTGTTAATAGTAATATGAAAGAACCGAATCGAGAACGAAAGCAAGAGATTAAGTATAGTGTTGTTTTAAATGAGGAGCAAAAAGAAGCAAGGAATTTAATTAAAGAGAATCAAATAGTAATAGTAACGGGTAGGGCTGGATCGGGTAAAAGTTTAGTATGTGCATTATCCGCCTTAGATTTTTTGAACAAAAAACAATGCAATCATATTTACATTACTAGGGCAACTATTGAAGTCGGTAATTCTTTGGGATACCTTCCAGGTTCATTGGATGATAAATTCAATCCTTATTTAGAAGCATTCCAAGAAAACCTAATTAAGTGTGCCGATAAGGTAAAGATTCAGACAATGGTTAAGGATGAGAAGATTGTTGCTTATCCGGTGCAGTTTATAAGAGGTAAAACGATTGATGATATTTTAGTAGTTGAGGAGGCCCAAAATTTAACAAAGGCTGAAATGTTAGCCATATTAACAAGGTTAGGTAAAACTGGTAAGATCATTGTGAATGGGGACAATGAGCAGAAGGATATAAAAGAAGGATACAATGGTTTAAGTTTTGCTATTGATTTATCTAAGAAGATTGAAGGAATTAAATGGATTAAGTTAAAAGAGAATCATCGATCTGATTTAGTAGGTCAGATTTTATCAATGGAATATGGAGGTGAATAAGATGCCAGTTATAAAATGTGAATCCAACGGAAATTATCGCATCGGTTCTGGTGCTTGTATTTATGATACGGAAAAGAAAGCCATTGAAGTTTGGCAAGCAATCCTCGCAAGTGGAGAATACCGGGCAGATAGTAATAAAGTTTCTTTTGATTTTGATGACACGTTATCGACACAAAGAGGTCAGGACTTGGCGAAACGAAAAATTCAAGAAGGGAAAATAGTTTACATCATTACCAGGAGACAACAATCGGCCTCCGCAGAAGTTTATAAAATTGCGGATGAAATAGGAATCCCACATTCAAGAGTACATTTTACGAATGGTAAGATGAAATGGGAAGAAGTTAAGAGGTTAGGAATTGGCACGCATTATGATAACAATCAAAGAGAGGTTGATTTGATTAATGAGAATACGGATACAAAAGGTTTTAAATTTCAGTTTGTGGAAACCTATAATGATTATCCGGATGCAGCGGTAAACAATGCTAAACGAGTTTTAAAATGGGTTGCGGAAAATGGATGGGGAAGTTGTGGCACACCAGTAGGAAAGATCAGAGCAAACCAATTAGCAAACCGGGAAGGTATTTCAAGAGACACGATCGCCAGGATGTCAGCATTTAAACGACATCAACAAAATAAAGATGTTCCATATGGCGAAGGATGCGGAGGATTGATGTGGGATGCCTGGGGCGGAACGGAAGGAATAGAGTGGGCGAGTAGAAAATTAAATCAAATAGACAATGCAAGCAACGGATAAAGAGTTTTTTGATCACGAGATTAATAACGGAATTACTCCACATAATCCCGAATATTTAAATTTAATGTTGGCAACTTCCGACATCGTTGTGAAATATGCAAACGACATTATTGAAATCGGTGCTGGACTTGGAACATTTGGAGAATGTTTGATTTCAAAAGATTGTAGTTATTTTGGCATTGAACCAAATAAGTATCATCGTGATTTTGCATTAGATAGAGGAATTGAATTACACGATCTAAATTATTATCCTAAATTGTGTGAAATGATTGTAAGTATTGAAGTATTTGAGCATTTGACGGATGATCAGATTGATGAGTATTTAAAAAGCATTCAATCAACATATTTTCTATTTTCATCTACACCACATAAAACCACGGAAGAATTTGACAAATGGTGGGGGCATATTAATTTGAAATCAGAAGAAGAATGGATAATCTTATTTGCAAAATACGGATATAAGGTTCACGAAAAATTAAGCATACCTACAACTTGGAGTTTATTATTTAAGAAAGATGGCACGACCAAATAAAAATATTGATACCGAAAGACTTTTGGAATGGGCGGAAAAATATATCGACCATTGTCTTGAATCTACCAAAGAGATTGCCACATCATCGGGAGTAAAAACAATACGTGAAAGGCATTTACCCACTATTAGTTTTTTTCTATTGGTATGGTTGCCACGGCAAAACTTTGAATTTTATAATAGATCAACTTATTACCAAGTTTTGTCTAATATTGATCATCCTTGTCACGATGCAACAAAGCAGATTGATGAGATATTTAGATCATTGGCGGCCGATGTAGTGGCTAATGAAGGTAAAGGTATATTCTATGCTAAGAATCTTTTAGGATGGTCAGACAAGGCGAAGAACGAAGAAAAACAAGAGATAATTATAAGTTTTGCAGACGAAAATAGTCCTTCCGAAACCGCATAAAAATCAAGCTAAGGTTTTAAACTCCAAAGCAAGATTCAAGGTTCTAATGTCGGGCAGACGGTGGGGCAAGTCATTGATATGCCAAGTAATCACATTTTTAGAAGCGGTCAAAGGTAAAAAGGTCGCATACATTACACCTACTTATCAACTTGCAAAGGTTTTCTTTGATGAACTTTGTATCTTAATTCCCGATACCATTGCCACGGCAAACCGAAGTGATCTAACATTTAAATTAACAAGTGGCGGTTCAATCAGATTCTTCACTGGCGAAAGGCTCGATAATCTTCGGGGCCTTAAATTCCATTACGTTATTATTGATGAAGCATCATTCATAACTGATTTAGAAAGCGGATGGAATAATTCAATAAGGCCAACATTAACCGATTACCAGGGCCGTGCTATATTCCTTTCAACTCCACGAGGAAAGAATTATTTTTATTCTTTATTTCTTAAAGGTTTAGAACCGAATGCAGAATGGGAATCCTTTAAATATTCGACC